ACTTAACTGTACCTTCTAAAGGACATCTCATGTTATAGTATTCTCCAGCCTCTACCATAGCTTCTAAAGCAAAGGCACTGTATGTTTCGACATCCGCATCAGCTACTTCAGCCTGTATCTCATCGTGAATGTTACCAACAAACTTAAAGTCTAAGCCTGCTTTAGTAGCCTTATCGTAAAGGATAACCAATGCTCGTTTCATTACCACCGCACCGCCACCCTGAAGTAGAGTGTTGAGTGCAGAATAAATCTGACGTACTTTAATTAATCTACCGTCAATACCCTTGAGATAGCCCTTGATAGCTGCCTCCCTTACTCGTTCAATAAGATTACCAAGCTCAGGAAGCCTATGAAAGTACAGGGCTTTAAGTTCCCTACCTTCTTTAACTGAACCGTTAATGATACTGCCCATCTTGGCATCTCCTGATCCGTAAATCAAAGCATAGTACATTGTCTTAGCTTGGTCTCGTGTATCTAATTTAGCTAGCTCACGGTTGACACTATGTACATCAGTGCCGTCAGCCTCAGTACCCTCACAAGCTGCCTTAGTAAACGTATCTACATCGACATAGTGAGCTAACATACGCAGCTCAAGAGCCGCAGCATCCATACCTACAAGTGTATAGCCCTCAGGAACTGTGAATAAACTCCTACATTCCTTACCGTATAGCTTCTTAGCACTAGGTACTTGCCCTAGATTAGGATCGCTATGAGTCATACGGCCTGTGACAGCACCCATAGTGTTAACATAGCAATGTAGACGATCATTATAATCTACTTTGGATAGCCAATTAGTTAAGAACGCCCTGACTTTAACGATAGTTAGATAATGAAGTATCAAGGCTACCTCAGGGATGTCATCTACACCCTCTAATGTCTTCTCATTTATCTCAGGCTTGTTAGACTTAGGGGTGAAGACAGTAGGTTTCCAGCTAAAATCCACCAGCCATTCGCCAATATGATTACGGCTAGCTAGGTTAAAGATTACAGTTTTAGTTCTATCAAACGGTGTAGTATCTTTTGTGGCTCGTCGAGCTAAGTATTCCTCAGTGGTTAAGCCTGACTTAGAAAGCTCCCCGTTGTTCCTTAGCTTAGGTGTAACGGTCTTAACAAACTTCTGCTTAGGTAAGAAGGTCTGACGTACTGTATCCTCTATCTCACCTACTTCATCCTCTATCTTAGCAAGCAATAGCTCGGCTTCTTTTACCTTGAATAACCAACCATTTTTAACTTGCTCGTCAATTATCCTAGCTACCCTATGCTCTAAATCCCTAGAGTCTTGGGAGAAGTTTCTACCTAGATTGTTAAGCTTGACGTATACTTTATAGTTAAGCTCGACATCCTGCTCACAACGATGCAGCATATCTTTAGAATACGCATCCCATTCTTCATGTTCTACTTTAGGATAACCTAAGGAATAACCCCAAGCTTCTAGACTATGTCCACCCTCACGAGTGGGGTTGTATAATCGGGATAGTGTCAATGTATCTATGAGTTCCTTGTGATACAAATCCACACCGTATAGATCTTTAATTACCTCTAAGTCATATGCCATTATGTTATGACCTATCAGTGTATCAGCAGCAGCTAAATCTACTAGGGCTGCACCAAGCTCTGAAGGCTCATAGCTCTTACGTTTCATTGTATCTACATCCAGTGTGCTAACACACCACACCTTATCAGGTGTTAACCCGTTGGCTTCTAGGTCAAATAATAACCTACTCATTCGTGACTCCTTTAATCAAACCCATGCTTTACTCCTTGTAATGTAAACTCATCATCTTCTTCAACCTCTAAGAGCCTACCAGTATCTCTGTTATAAGATAATGTACAGGCTATACCTGTCTCTCCAGTGTGCCTAGATTTAAGAACCCGCAGTACAGTTCGGTTAGCTTCCTCCTTAGAGGTTGCTTGTTGGTTACGCTCCAACGCTATCACTGTATCAGACAGCTGAGCAATGCTTTGTGATCCACGCAGATGGGATAGAGATACTTCTAAGCCTTGTTCATGGCCTGTATCGCTACCAGTTCTACGGAGATGGGAGACTAGGATCATACCGCACCCTGTTTCCTCTACTAAGCTACGAAGTCTCATCATAGCATCGTCAATAGCTTTACGCTCATCGCTGCCGGTGTCATGTAATAGCATATGTAGATGGTCTAAGACAATCCACTTGCAGTCGCAACCAACAATCAAATACCTTAGCTTAGCGAATATGTCGTCAATAGATTGTATACCAAGATGTGCATGGACATACATTCTATCTCTGTTATCTCGCTCAAATAAGTTTTCGTAATGTTCCTGTAGTTTTTCTTTCGGATACTCCTCTCTAACCTTATCAATAAATAGGCGGCACTCAGCTTCAATAGATACAATGCCCATAGTAGTTCGTCGCCAATCTTCTTCTAACGCCATGATGCCTATTTTATCTTTGGTCGTAGTAAGTAGATGGTGCTCAATCTCTCTGGTCACTGAGGATTTACCTAGCCCTGTGCCGCCTGTCAATGTTACTAACTCTTTTAATCGTAAGCCTGATAGCATTTCATTCAAGCCCTCCCAAGGATAGGGTACAGTTTCCACCGACTCTATCTTAAAGAAGTCTAACTTCTGTGCTGTTAAGTTTAATATACCTGATGGCATATAGTCCTCAGCATCCCAGAAGGCTTGGATAAACGCAGCTGATTTATTAGATACAAGCATATCGTTAGCGTCTTTATACCCCTCAGGCAGCTTCATTATTTTACATTTACCCGGTTTGATTAGTTTCGCTACCTCTCTAGCTGCATCTTGACCCGGTTTATCTGAGTCGAAACACAGTACCACGTTATCAAAGCTCTCGATATATTCTATCTCTTTCTTTATAGACTTAGCAGCTCCAGCAGCACCGTTACCTACTGATACAGCCGCCCATTTGAGACCATTCATTTGATGAACTGACATAGCGTCAAGCTCACCCTCTGTAATAGTTAAGTATTTACCTCCTGATTTGAATAAGTTACGTCCAAACATACCGGACTCATTGAATCTTCCTTGAAAGTAGAATTTCTTATCAGCTACCTTACGTGTCTTAGTAGCTACTTGCTTGTTATCGTCATCGTAATAGGGGTAAAGATGATCGGTAATGCCCTTGCTATCGCTGATTACCTTGACCCCATACTTACGACAAACTGCCTCGCTTAATTTTCTATCTGGAATAGCAGCAGTGACAGGGTTTCTATCTGTAAACGCCTCTATTTGTGTAGGTTTTTGTATAGTTTCTGTCACGCTGTCTCCTTTACCAGCAGAATAATTGGGAGTTCGTTTGTTACAAGTAAAGCAGTAGGCTGATCCGTCACTATTTATCCCTGTACTATCAGAGCTGTCACCGCACCAACATGGCTGATGTATCTTAACAAACTTACTGTCCACAATTATTCTCCTCGGTTTAAATTACTGTACTTCCTTAACAGGAACGCCTTGAATACTCTCATCAGCCTCAACAATCTGAGCTAAGCCTTGACTAATACCGTCATGGGCTACGTTCAGGATGTTACCAAGCGAAGTCACCAGCATGATAAGGTCAAGGTGTGCTCGACCATTAACATCTAGGGAAGACACAGGGTACTGCATCTCGTTGAGTGTGAAAGTAGGATCTTGATCTGTCATATATACCTCCTTAAAGTTCTGAGTCAGGGTCAAATGATTCAAACTCTGCACCATCTGCACCAGCATATTCTACAAGGTCAATTACTTGTACCGCTTGTAGATCCAATCCCTGATATGGGCCGTACTTATTCTTACCTGAATACTCATTGTACTGTACACAGATATCTGAACCGTTACCGACTTGTATATCAATGGGGTTTTTGTGTGCATCAACTAGCTTAGGCTGCTTATTGCTCTTGCCGTTAGCTGATTCACACTTGCGCTTAAAGGTTACACGCTCTACACCTTCAGGTGAAGTCTTAATCTTATGACCCGCAGCTTTCAATCGCTCTAGATCTTCGCTGTCTGCAGGCTCTACGTCTACACTCCACTGAGGTTCAAACTTAGTGTTCGGAGTAGAGATGCTTGCCCAAAATGCCTTACCGTAAATTAGTGCCATGTTACTTTTTCCTCAAATTAAAAATAAAAAATTATATTTTGTTACTGTCGTGCATGGATTTAAATGTTTCTCGATAGAACCTCCTGTTGTTCTGTTGTTGATGCCGCTATTATGGCAGACTCCGTTGTTGTTGTCAAGTGCTTATTGCTCAAGTGTATACAAAGTTTAGTTCCATCTGCGATTCTCTAAGTCTCTCAAGCTCTAAGTCTTCATCTGTCTGCTTAACCCTGTAATCATTAGAGAAGAAATCAAATAGAGGTAGGTACTTACACTCCCTCCAAGATTCGTTTCTGTATCTAAACTCTATAGTCTTACCGTCCCTACAAGCCTCTAGGACTTCAATCATTTCATCTAAACTTTGCGATTCAATTCTCATTATTCCTCTACTCCATTAAAAATAGAAATTACATTATCAGGTCTAGGCGCAGTTGCCATTAAGGTGTTGACTGTATTTTGTACAGCGGTTTCGTATTCTATATTGTAATGCTCCATCGCTATATCAAAATCTAAACTACAGTTAGGACACAGATCACAGTCTGATAAACTTTCGGGTGAAG